CAAGAGCGCAAACGCTTATACCTTTACACAGGCCACTTCTGCATATAAGCCAACCACGTCAGCAGCAACTCAAAACGGGAAAAATGTATTTACACTGGGAACAAACGACAATTTGGCAAGCACGGCCGCTAGTAGCGTGTGGAAGTTTTTACATACATCTGCTTACACAGTTTTTTTTGCTCTTAAATACAATGTGACAACCTACGGAGGTCACCCAATAGCAACGGCAGATTCTACTCCAGAAACTGGACTAGATACTTTTCAAGATAGCCCAGGAAAGTTTCAAACAGTAGTCACTCGAGGCGCATCTGGTACTTATGTTATTGCCAATGTGACAGCCTCAAATGCCTTAACGACTAATTTTACTTATGTAACTCTGATTGCCGATTGCACAAACGCAACGGCGGCCAATCGTTCAGATATACGAATTAAACAAGGTTCAGCCGTGAAAAACAATGTGCAAACAGGTGCGGTAAATACTGGAAATCCACAAAGAACTTTGCAATTATTTGATTTAGTTGCTGGTGGTAATGAAGGCATTGATGGCCAATTTGGGGAGCTTTTAATTTATGAGTCAATTTTATCGGCTGGCGATATATTGTTAAATCAGCAATACCTAGCAAATAAGTGGGGTGTCTAATGTGGAATTGGTACGAGTGGAATAGCCAAGAAGATTTTAACACTTGGCACGATGCTATTAAGGCTAAACTTAATTATCCTCTTGCTGGCTACATTCAATTAACAGGCGAGTTAGACCCAACTGCTCCACTTACTACTGAATACACGGCTGTTCAATTTGTTGATGGAAAATGGATAGGTACTGTTGAGGATGAACACGCCGAAGGATTGACACCAACAGATTTAAGACCAAAGCGAGTACGCGATGAAATACCGACTATCTAAAGCTGCAATCCAATTAAGGGAGCAGATTGATGATTCCTTCCCAGATCGTGATAGGGCATCGGATGGTTGGGTCGGTGATACCCGACACGCTGCTCGCAAGTCTGATCATAATCCAGATGAGCAGGGCTGGGTTCGTGCCATTGACCTTGATGCAGACCTATTCGGTGCAGGAGTCAAACCGCATATCATGCCAGACCTTGCAGATCAACTTCGAATCAGTTGCAAGTCTAAGGCAGAGAAGCGCATCTCGTACATTATATTTAACGGCAGGATTGCGTCTCCCATCCTTAACTGGAAGTGGCGCAACTACACAGGGGCTAACAAACACATTCACCACATGCATGTCAGCTTTAAGAAAGAAGCTGACCTTCTGGGTGAGTTTTTTCAGATACCTATGCTAGGAGCAAACTAATGAATATGAAGAACCCTTATGTCCTTACTGCTGGAGCGTTCTTATCAGCTTGGGCTGCATCAAACTTTGCACTTGACTATCGCGCAGTTCTGTGGGCTGTATTAGCTGGTGTCTTTGGATATGCGACTCCTAAAAAATGACACAATCCGACTTCTTCACGCTATACCTAGCGACACTCGCAATCATCGGTGGCCTGTCTGGGTATGTCATTACGCATCTCTTGTCTGAGATTAAAAGACTCAACACACGAGTCGATGAAATCTATAACATCTTACTAGACAGGTAACATTCTGCTATGGCAAGAAAAGCAACTAAGGCATTAGAGGAACAAGGTTACTCAAAGCTTGATGCTTATTGCATTGGTTTATATGAGTATTTCTGTAGTCTAAAGCGAGCAGGCTTCAAAGAAGATATAGCCATGTTTATGATTACTGAACCTCAATCTTATCCAGCTTGGATATTGCCTGACCCTGTCGATCCAGAGAAGTTCGGCAACTACGAAGATGAGGACGATGACTAAAGCCCGCTATCTGGTCATATCGGATTTACAAATCCCATACCATCACGAGCAAGCTGTTAAAAATCTTATCAAGTTAGTCAAGCGGGAAAAGTTTGACCTCATCCTAAACACAGGCGATGAGTTAGATATGCAGAGCCAGTCTCGCTGGGCTCAAGGCACTAAGTTAGAGTGGGAAGGTACGCTAGATGCTGACAGAAGCCTTGCGCAGGATATTCTCTATGAACTCGGCACAACAGATGTCACTCGGAGCAATCACACAGACCGCCTATACCACACACTATTACGCGCACCTAGCCTCATCGGATTACCAGAACTGGAATACGCAAAGTTTATGGACTTCGCTGGACTCGGAATCCGCTTCCATAAAAGACCATTCGAGTTTCACAAGGGATGGGTCTTAGTTCATGGCGATGAAGGATCAATGAACTCCAATGCTGGACTTACAGCTCTTGGGCTGGCTAAGAAGTTTGGCAAGTCTGTAGTCTGTGGTCACACGCACAGGGCAGGCATTAGTGCCTTCACAGAGGGCATAGGAGCCTCATACAGGACTCTTTGGGGCTTAGAGGCAGGAAATGTCATGGACAAGAAGAAAGCCTCTTATTTGAAGGCTGGAAGTGCTAATTGGCAGATGAGCGTGGCAGTCATTGAGACACATGGAGACCGCGTTAGCCCTATGCTAGTGCCTATAAACAAGGATGGGTCATTTACCCTTTATGGACGACTTTACGCTTGATGTAGTTCGTACTATTGACACTATGATTGATGAATCAGATTTGTTACCATTTCGTTATACAAATGTCCGATGATTGGTCTGAGCTGTATGCAACACTAATCCTGTAGTCAATCAAGGGCATTGGCACAGATAGGTACAAAATGACAAACAATGAAAAATTGTTGATTATCTGCCTTATTGGGGCAGGTATTAGCTTTATAGTAATGGCAGTATCTGCCTACAAAGAAGCTTATGATCGTGGCCACCGCGATGGCTGGCACAAAGGCAGAGCAGTCAATCGAGCAGATTTCTGGCAAGAATGAAACATGCAGAAATACTTAGTTCTGCCACCGACCTTTACTCGGACAGAGGACTCGCTTATGGTCATCCAAGTGACAATATGGCACGAGCAGCACGACTTATCAGCGCCTACCTTGAAATGCCAGTGGAAGATTACCAAGTCGCAGTTATCCTATCGCTGGTCAAAATCGCAAGGACAATCGAAGATGGATCAAGAGTCGATTCTTGGATTGATGGAGCCAGTTATCTAGCAATTGCTGGACAACTTAAGACAGAGGAGAATGCACTCTATGTTTAATTTAGCCGATTACGAACCAGTAGAGGTGAGACTTGAAAAGTTTATTAAAGACTATCCAGATTTTCGTATTAGCACTGAGTTGGAAGTTGTGGAAGCTAGTAGATATATTGTTAAGGCATATCTCTACAAAACTAGCCAAGATAGCATCGCATGGGCAACAGGGTACGCTGAGGAAACAGTTAGCACTCGCGGGGTCAATCAAACTTCTGCATTGGAGAATTGCGAGACATCTGCAATTGGCAGAGCGCTTGCAAATGCGGGTTATGCTCCTAAGGGAAAGCGTCCTAGCAGAGAAGAAATGAGCAAAGTCGCACCTAACCATCCAGCTTTGCAGGTTGTACCAAATCCTGTACCAGTTGATGTTGATTATTGGAATACATCGTTTAAGGAACAGGCAGCCATTGCAGAAGTTATCAATATCCAATCACCTAGTGAGACATGTGATCATGGTGCTATGGATTGGAAAACTGGTGAAAAAAATGGCAAGCAATGGGGTGGGTTTATGTGTCCTGTCAAGTCACAAACAGGTGGCACACCAAGTTGTCCTGCTCGATGGTATGTAATATCTAGCAGCGGAAAATGGGAACCCCAGAAAGCGAGGGTATAATGGGATATGCAGAATTTCACACAGCGGATGGTTGGGTTAATGTGGAAGATGTACCTATCATTGATACAGTTAATTGCCAATTGTGCAATGAACCAACATTGGCTTCAGACATTACAATCACCGCAAGAATCGAACAAGGTGTTGTAGTGGCAGGCACTTGGTCATGTAACAAGTGCAGGGCTGTCAATGGATAAGGAAACGCTACTTATGATGCTTACATTAGCTCTATTCATTGGCGGGATTGCAATGGGTTTCATGGCTGGGTTAGCACATTAGTCAGCACAGAAAGCACAGAGGTTTTCGCACAGAGCGAGTTGTAGCTGAGTACCTATCGACTCAGTGGCAGGGCGCATGTGTGGGAAGGGGTAGTGGCAAGGATATTGTCAATGTGCCATTCGATGTTGAAGTCAAAGCCCGCGCTGGATTTCAACCGCTTGCGTACATAAAGCAATTAAAGGCTCGGACATCCATTTCGGGGGAATTGGGATTCGGAGTCATACGGCTAAATGGGCAGGGAGAAGATGCAGCGGAGTATGCCTGCATCATCCGATTAGCTGATCTCTTGCCACTACTCATATTAAAGTACGGACACTTAGATAAAGAACCTAAAGAGACTGACATCGAACGATGCAGCTGTGGTTCATGGATGATTGGGAGATGCCTTACATGCCAGCCTACGATTACAAATGTGGAAGATGCGGATTGAAGAATGAACTGCATCATGGCTGGCACGACAAACCAACAGTTCTATGCACTTATTGTAATGAGCCGATGAGTAAAGTGATTAGCCCAGTAGGGGCAATCTTCAAGGGTACAGGATGGGGCAAAGATTGATCATATACGACTTCTTCTCAGGCACTGGGTCTAGCACTCAGGCATTCGAGGATGCAGGACACACAATAATCAAGGTTGAGTTAGATGAATACTTTGAAGCACATGAACGAGACATATTAAAACTAACTGCTGAGGGGTTAATTGCCAAGTATGGTCAGCCAGACTTTATTTGGGCTTCACCGCCATGCCAAACATTTTCAGTAGCTTCTATTCGTCATTATTGGATTTATGAAGATGGCGTAGCTAAACCAAAAAATCAAAAGACTTTAGATGGCATTGAAAGAGTTAGGCACACTCTAAAATTAATCCACGAATTAAAGCCAACTTTAGGATGGTTGATGGAGAATCCCAGAGGTATGTTACGCAAACAAGATGTTGTTAAAGGGCTTACTCGAAGAACTATTACTTATTGCCAATATGGTGATTTCAGAATGAAACCAACTGATATATGGGGTGACTTACCAGGATGGACTCCTAGACCAATGTGCAAGCCTGGTATGAGTTGTCATAATTCAGCTAAAAGAGGATCGGATACAGGCACACAGGGAATCGGTGGCGGTGGTAAAGGTGGTTCAAGATTGCGTTCCATAATTCCTTATGAATTAAGTAAAGAGTTATTAACATCTGTGGATAAGTAGGGGCAGAACTTCACTTCACGCTTAGTTAGGACACGAGTTATGCACATCATTGACAAGCATGGTACGCTAACGGCGCAGAGCCTCTCAAAGGCTCACCGCAAGCCCTTTAGGGGCGTAGCTTGCGGGGTGCTAGTAGCTATTGGGATAGCTCTATGCATAATGCCTTATGCAGGTAGCTCTGAACCAGTGCAACAAAAGCAATACATTGATTACAAGACTTATTCTCTCTATCTATTAGACTTTAATTATCAAGAATATAACTGCTTATTAAAGCTCTATACTCATGAATCTAATTGGAATCCATTATCAAAGAATGGTTCTCATTATGGTATTCCTCAAGGCAATAGTGAATGGCTAAGAGACCAAGATGGTTGGACTCAGGTACGATGGGGCTTAGACTACATAGGCCATAGATATGGTGAGCCATGCATTGCATTAGATCATTGGAGTAAGTACGGATGGCATTAGACAAGCTGAACTCAAGGCGCTATAGAGTTCATAAGCAGCGAGTGTTCGATAGAGATGGACGCATCTGTCGTTACTGTGGCAGTGA